GGGATGCACCGTAAGCAGTTGCATGACCTGTTAGATGAGTGGATTGATAATGCGCTAAAGGAGAAGAACGGATGAGCTACATCGTCGCCTCGTTGCCTCCCTTGAAATGTTTTGTAAGACGCGAGTTCCTGTACAACCACACCAAAGGGCACGGCGAGTTAGAGCCGGCCGTCTGGGTAAGCATCAAGGCCCTACGTGGCCAAGTGTTCCGCATTGAGTCTCTGCTGCCTGCTTACGGCGCCCTATACGATAAGTTGCCAATCCACGCCTACGTCTGGAAAGCAGAGCACGGCGACTTGCCTATCGACACCCTGCAGCTATGGGACTGCATGGGCTACCGGTTTACTGTTTGCGAGAAGATTGGCCTACGCAACCTGGGCGTCAAGTTTCTTGGTAAAGACAAGCAGTGGCATTTTGGTAACTATCTATTTACCGTTGACTTCTGCGCTGATGGGATGGACGCCGACACCGGGTTCACGGAGCAGGCTGAGGAGCACAAGAGCTTTAACTTCATTTGGTTGGAGAACGGCCAGTTCGCTATCCAACCTAACAACCGGTGCCTGTGGTACGACCAGTCGTTGATTCCCGCAGAGACAAAGTTCCCAGACTTCCAGGCTGCTAAGGAATTCTGGACGGTGGACGGTACGCGTAAGTGGTCAGCAGGGGATGATTGGTTTTACGATATTAAGGAGAAAAGCACATGAACGATATGACTGATTGGATGACTGAAGAGGATGGGATCCCGCATAAAGATGGCAGCGTGCGGTGGTACGTAGTTGGGCCTGAGGAGGATATGTATGGGTACCTTGGCTGGCATGACATGACTGATTGGTACAAAGGATTGGAAGAGGTAATGTTTGACGCAAAGCAAATCGCATGCGATTCGTTTAATTTTCAAGTTTTACGTCATGATCAGCTCATTACACTTTTAAGGAATGTTCATTTTGCAATAGAAGAAGCGTTAGATGTTCCAGGGGAAACCACCTATAACTATTGGCTCAAGAGGAGGGTGGCGGCGTTACAGGCGCAGAAGTTACGGGGGGATTCCCAAGAATGAGACCTCATGCCCTGCTGGACCATTTGATTGAGAATCGTTGGGCAGATGACGACCGGGACCTGGTGGAGCTGCTAGACATGTCACGGTCCACGATCAGCAAGATCCGTTGCCGTAATGTAACCGTTAACCCAACCCATATTCTGAGTATCTATGACGCGACGAACCTTAGCATTGATGAGATTCGGGGGCTCATTGACAAGGCATCGAAGGAGGCATACGATGGATGTGAAACCTAAGCCTTGGGAAGTTGTAGTGGCAACAATATCAATTGTGCTACTGTTTCTCCTGGCTGCATTACTTTAACCTTTAAGGCATCCTATAAGGCAGCCTTGAAGGCTACCGGTGGTCTGGAGTTTGCCTTGGTCGGTTTCGCCAGGCCTGACACCCCGGAAAGACGGGGGACTTGACAGTATTAGTCTGGGCGTATTAATATTCACACATCTGTTTGGGTGGTGCCGAACGGTAGTTTCCAACAACGAGAGAATGCCCTGATAAGGCAGGCTTCGTCAAAGCTTCGAGAATATGGTTGGACATACTCTCATAAGCGGCAAACCAAGCCTAAAGCCTACTTATCAGGGCTTTTTTATTGGAGCCGCGTACCCGTCAGGGCGCGTTAGTAATGGTCTGCATGGACTGAACCCGAGAATCACCGGCTGCCGATTCACCCCGGAGCAAGCCGAGAAGCCTGTCAGTGAGGGACTTCGCAAGATAAGAGGGCAAGTGGTGAGACAAACCTCTTATCGATGAATCGCTGCCATCTTGGGTTGCTAGACTATGAGACAGGATCTCTTAGTTGGGCAGGGTAGACTAGCTAGGCTTCGCAAGAGGTTGGCTAATCACCCTTGGGTAAACTATGGGACTTTTATGGCCACTTTTTATATGATGTATGTTGCAGGGATGGCAAGACCGAAGAAGGTCCATGCCACGTTAGAATCAGCACGGGAAGCGGTGAAGGCGTACAAGGAGCAGGGCGGGACACGAGAGTGTTTTATCCTAGCGCCGATAGAGACCTTCGCAGGCCGGAAGATACTAACGATCAAGCCAAAGGTGACGGTGGAAGCCAGAGCCTAGTAACGATTACCTTAACCAGGGAAAGAAATGAAACCACTCACCGACGACGAAATTGAAGAGCTATTCGATATAACAGCCAGGGAAGCCTGGAACAGCCTCACAGCCAACCCGTCATATATATTCCCATTCATGTTCGCCCGAGCTATCGAAGCCCATCACGGGATAGAAGATAGACAAGCCCCAGAAGCATAGCTACACTGCGACCAAAGGAGCGACACTATGGCCAAGATGGGAAGACCAAGCATATACACCGATGAACTAGCGGCAAAGATCCTCAGCAGGATCAGCAACGGGGAGTCGCTGCGTAGCATCACGATGGAGCCGGAGATGCCGAACCCAGATACCGTGTATGTATGGTTGTTGAAAAAGCCAGACTTTGCCGATAATTACACGCGTGCACGGGAAGAGCAGGCCGACACATTAGCTGACGAGATCCTAGCTATTGCTGACGAGGCGCCCTCTGAGGTTGTTGACGAGAAGGGCGTAAGCAGGACCGATAGCGGCTGGGTTAGCTGGCAACGGAACCGCGTTGACGCCAGGAAGTGGGTAGCCAGCAAGCTCAAGCCAAAGAAGTATGGCGAGGCCCTCAAGGTCGGTGGTGACAAGGATAACCCATTAGCAGTCACGGTGGGGACTGAGGTCTTCGATAGCGTGTTAGAGAATATGGCGCTACAGAAGCAACTGCAGAAGCCGAAAAAATGAGTGACCTGGCCGAGATACTGAAAGACGAGACGGTTCGTCGTCAGTTCATGGCAATGCCCCCGGCACAACGGGCGGCGTATGGCTGGAGGATGCAGTGGCTATCTAAGGCCCACAGGCATCAGATATTACCTACCGGCGACTGGTGGAGCGTCTGGCTTCTATTAGCGGGACGTGGTGCCGGCAAGACCCGCACGGCGGCTGAGCAGCTTGCCTGGTGGGCCTGGACCGAGCCTAACACCCGCTGGCTAGTCGGGGCGCCAACGAGCGCCGACGTGCGTGCTACCTGCTTCGAGGGGGATAGCGGCCTGATATCGGTGATCCCGCCGATTCTCATTAAAGACTATAACCGGGCCTTCCACGAGATCACGTTGACTAACGGATCCCTCATCAAGGGGATCCCGGCGAGTGAGCCTGAGCGCTTCCGCGGCCCACAGTTCCACGGTGGTTGGTGCGACGAGCTGGCGGCCTGGGATTACCTCGACACAGCATGGGACCAGATTAATTTTAGCGTCCGACTCGGTAAGCATACCAGGCTGATCTGCACGACGACCCCGCGGCCGAAGGACCTGATCATCGACCTGATTGGCCGTGACGGTGACGACGTTGTTGTTACAACGGCATCAACCTACGACAACATAGCGAACCTGTCGAGTAACTTCCAGAAGCAGATCATGCAGTACGAGGGGACGAAGCTTGGCCGGCAGGAGATCTACGCCGAGATCCTGGATCCCGAGGAGTCTGGGATCGTTAAGCGGGAGATGTTCAAGCTCTGGCCAAACGGCAGGGAGTTTCCCAAATTCGAGTACATCATTCAGAGCTACGATTGCGCCTACACGGAGAAGACGGTCAACGACCCGACGGCATGCATAACGTTTGGCATGTTTAAACCGCTGGACGGTCCAATGTCGGTAATGGTGATCGACGCCTGGCAGGACCGGCTGCAGTACCCAGACCTGCGCCCGAAGGTCATCGACGAGTACGACACGATATTCGGTGAGGGCAAAGAAAAGAAGCGGGTTGACCTGATCCTAGTTGAGGACAAGAGCGCCGGCATCAGTCTTATACAAGACCTGCAACGCGCTCACCTGCCGGTCCGCGCCTACAACCCTGGCCGCGCTGACAAGATGCAGCGGCTCAACATTGTCTCCAACATCATCGCCAGGGGCCGTGTCTGGATCCCTGAGAGCGGCGTCCGTAAGGGATACGTGCGCGACTGGGCCGAGGGGTTTGTGAGTCAGATCTGCAGTTTCCCAGAGGCCACGCATGATGATTATGTGGACGCGTGTACCCAGGCTTTACGCTACCTGCGTGACGCAGGCTGGCTAGAGATCGACGCCCCGCCGCGGGATGACTATGATGAAGAGGACCTGATCGACTCGGGCATGATGACGACGCGTGTTAACCCTTACGCCGCATAGTCGGTAGACGGTTGACGGAGACCCCATGATAATTGACAGACTTACTATGTGGAGCTGACGATGGACTTACGCGATTGGTATCGAGCTGGAAACCACCTGCCTAACATGGCCAAGGGCGGGAAAGCCAAGAAGGGCGTGCGCAAGGTATCTGACGACCCGATTGGTGACTTCCTGAACGACTATGAGATTGAGAAGTTGACTAAGGGCATGGCCGAGTTAGACGCCAAGATTAAAGATCTGGAGCCGGTGCCGACACAAGTAGATACCGGTAGCGACCCGATGCTGCTAGACGTTTACCCAAGGCTCAAGCGTGAGATGGAAGCCAATCCGCACCTATATCAGTATGGGACAGCGGATAAAAAAGACCCGTCGTTCAGACGCCCGATGCTTCGTAAGCCTGCTGGCCGTCCAGACGACGTGATCCCAGATCGGCTTGATAACGATTGGCTTGAGTACCAACTACGTCCCCGCGGCCAGACCGACTTCTCAGATAAGCTCCCACCAGGCATTGAGTTACCAATCGGCAAGGTGCGCTCGGCCCTTGAAGACCCATCCGAATACTACGCCAAGGGCGGTGAGGTGTCTGGCCCTAAAGGATTCGGACTCGCTGACGTGGCCCCATTCGTGAGCCCAATGAGTATGAAGACCGGTGGCTCGGTAATGGACAAGCCACAGCAAGATATGCGAGACCCAGCGTATCGTCGTCAACTAGAGCGCGAACAGGCGTTGGAAACTTCAGCGCCAGAATTTATGCTAATTGGTCCCGCAAAAGCTGCTGGGCTTGCCGCTAAGACGATGGGACGCGCAGCTACACCGGCAAAATCAGTGACAGATAATATACAAATTGGGCAGTATGTAAAGCGTAACGAAAAAATTGCAAATGCAATTAAAGAACACATGCTTGACAAAGCTGCGCCCGGTGAACGGGCGGCGGTGGCTAAAAAAATTGAAGAAAATTTAATTAAAATGCGTAGCCAAGACCGAAAAGCCAGAAACTTTGACGAGCTTCAAAACGCTGTTTTAAACACAGAAAAAAACGCAATAGCGAGTGTAGGGGCTGAAAGTATAGCCGAGATTGCAAAAAGATTTAAAGAAAGAAATTCTCAAGAATCAAGCGACAATTATAAAAAATTT